CACATTGCAACCTGGTGGGACATAAACAAACGGGAGCGGCCCCAGAGAACTGTCAGAGCCCAACACCGGATAGGCGATGGGATTAACCGAGCCAAGACCGGAAATGGTCGGTCTGGCAAGTGTTCCTGTGGCACCCGTCTGGTTACCCAGATTCCAACGGGCTATAGCTGTGTTAGGCTGGCACGTGAAGCTTGTGGTTGTCACTCCTTGAAACCTGTCGAACAGGTATTGTACAGAGCAACCCCAGTTTGCCAAACTCGTGTCAGCCCAGACCGGAAACGACGCTTGCCTCGATAGCAACATCTTGACAGCGGTGCTAGCAGGCAGTGTCACGGACGCAGGCTGTGTGAATGCCATCACAGCGGTACGCTCCAATGCAGGGAAACTCGGAAACCGTTGGGGCGAATGCTCGGCAGGGAGGGCTAGGGCCCTGGCCACACCTTGCATTGCCTTGACCGGATGACCGGAGGGAAGGTTGATAGTGACTTGCTGCATAATTTTGAACGGGCCTGGTGAATAGGCCTCACATCTCATCCAAAACCATAATCGCAGTGATCACGGGGTGGTCGAGAACACAGGGAAATTGCGAAATCTCCCTGAGTTTGTCGATGCATTGCACCAACTCACACTCGAACACGCCGTAACCAGCCGCTACATACGACAGCACTTCACTACTGTAGGGGGGGGTGCAGGTCCCATACTCCCAGGGCCGGTTGGGGTCGGGGTCGTACATGCGATATGTACGATTGCCGTGTACACGTAGGTAGCTGGCGGCGACGTCAGACAAAATGGGGACTATGGCTTGACTCCAGCACACCTGGTGCATGTTGCCAGCCATCCAGGCTTCCTGATCCCCACTATCCGCGTCGAGCCTCCAGCCCAACTTCCACAGCGCCCGTCCGATGGTCTTTCCAAAATACCATTTGCCACCCGAAGGGTACGGCCTCATGGCAAGGTAGACCATGTCAAATGGGTTCTGAGAGAGCTTCATCTTGTCAGCCCCCGCGTCAAACCCAAATAGACCCAACAGCCCAGACAGTCTGGGGCGAAACTCCTCTGGAGGACAGGGGAGAAACGGGATCAAGGCGAGTGAGTCATCTCCGCAGACAGACAATTTGATTTCACTGATCCCATAGAGAATATCCCTCAGAATCAGTTGCTCAACAGTCTTGTCTGCGAAAATAGCGCACAAGCATAGGAACATAACAGCCCCATTAAGAAGCGCGTTTGCCAGGGCGGTGTCATCCCGACCGCTGGCGTTCATGACGAAGGCCCGGTATTTGAGCATCCAGCCCTTACCGGTTAGGCGCCCCTTTGGCGAACGCCATGCCTTCATCACTGCTTCAAAACGGGGGTCGTGCTCATATAACCCCATTCTCCTGTAGATGGATTCGACCCAATCCCAAGACAAGTCAGAGTGCGAGTTGTCGAACATTGAATAGTCACACATGACGGCCCAGTGGCCCTTCACATAATGACTATTGAACCATAGGTTCAGCTCTTCAACACTCACTGCCGCGTAGAATATGTGGCTATGCCTATTCCACTTGGTTTTCAGCAACTTTGTCATGGGCCTCAGGACGGACCTGCAATCAAGTGAGTGCAGTCGTGCGGTCCCTGAATGAGTCGGTCCATCATTGTCTCCAGCTCTCCGAGTTCCTCCTCGCCTTGACTGGCTCCAAGTAGCTTCTCGCTCTTGACGAACGAGGCAAACCACTCAAACGTCTCATCCCAACCCTTCTCGTTGAGAATGATACGCGCCCTCTCGAATGCCTTCTGCCGTCGAGCGGGACATTCCGCCACCCATTGGTCAATGGACAGCGGGGAGACAGTCTCAGCAAAGATATCGCTGAGGAGGAAGTCGTCGAAGCGACGGACCACGCTCCAAGGCCCTGGTTGGGCCTCGAAAGCAGGTCTCCTGAATACCCGTCCAAGAACGGCCTTGGCTGCATTATACAGGTTCGACGAAGACACGAATGGGGTCGCCCCGGCCACAGCTGGCCCGACAAGCAAACAACGTGATCTCCGCTTCTCCCCGTAGTCATACAACCGAGGCAGTTCCTCGGGATTTAGTGGCACTGCCTTCTCGCAGCCCACCTTCATCAGAAGACGATGGCCTTTCGCATCTTCGAGCTCTCGGAACCCCTGAAACTTCTTCTGTGGTGGCGGTAAGCAACCCGCGTCCACCAGGACAGCGCCGCACGGCC